CTACAAGGGGGTGATGAGTCGTGAAACTCGTCGGTTTACACGTTAACACGTGTGGTGTTTAGTGTTTGGGATTTGTCGTGTCTTTTTGTGTCTCAATGCCAAAGGGGTGTTTGTATTGAGACAGTTTTGTATTAAGACAACCTATTAAGACACTGAGACACTCGTAAGCTGTTGATTTATAAGTATTAAGACATTAAGACACGCTCAGAGAGGATAGAGTCTTGTTGGGGAATGGTGTCGATGAGTCGTGCTGAAACCAACACACACCATTTATTTAATTTTCCCCTACTCTATATTATCTATCTATGTCTTATTGTCTTATTGTCTTAATACCCCCTTGGAACCCCCGTGTTTACTGGGTTTGGTATTAAGACACCTATTAAGACACGATAAAAAGTGTCTTAATACAACAAGCATACCAATACACACTCGATTGAATGTATATTGGTATGCAAGGGGTATTTATTACCCCTTGATTGATTGGAATTAAGCCGCTTTAGCCACAGCCCCATGTGCTGCGTCTAGCGCTTCGTTAAGCTCTTTAAGAGCTTTAACCAGACCTGCATCAAGAACTTTTCCTTTAGCATTTGTTACTGCCTTAGCTAAGTTTTCTATTCTTTTGGTAACATCAAGATCAGGCACTATTACATTAGTATCTGATTCAACACCCTCAGGCGTGATAAAGTCTTCGTACCATTGAGGTTGGTGCTCAAGGTAAGATAGTAGAGCGTCGCCGTTTTTATATTCCTCAGCTTCAATGCTCGCTTTACGTGCCTTTTTGTTGGTTTTAAACTCACCACCTTTGTAGGTTACATAGCCAAACTTTTCAGCGTACGCAACTAATTTACCTTTATTGACGCCCACACTAGCGTCCAGTAAGCGGTTGAACAGAGTACAATCCCCATGCTCAAGCACGTGCGCACTTGTGTGCATGAGGACAGTTTGTACGTTTGCCCGTAAAGTTCCAGCCGAACGTTTAATCCCGCCGATTTTTGCTCCGATTTGTTTAGTTGATAACATAGTATTCACCTTATGATTAATGGAATGATTCAACAACATGAATCCACAAACGTACAAACCTTTATACATTTGTGGATTCAGACTATTAAATACCATTTCATTTGACCGGCGCCGGTTCCCCACGTGTTCGGGGGATGGTGAGGCGTGATTAATAGGGAATTGCCCTACTCACTTCAATGGAATTGGCGGTTCTATCCGCTTTAAATTCCAACCCGTTCGGTTCTATCGCATACCTATTCAGCTATACTTTTTGACTTTCCAGCTTTCAATCCATTCACGTTTGCCAGACGGAATCCGATTGTTAATCCTGCGATCAGGCTAATTAGGTGCTTAAGGTTTTACGTTTTACCGCTCTACCGCCACAAACAAAATCAGGTGCTTATGCCAGAGAGTATTAGCATGACCAGTCACCCCATGTGACTCCAGCGATTTTTCAATTCTCTCACTTATGGAATTTGAGTCAGAGGGGGGGGATAGTGACCGAGGGGGGTGGGGGCTATGGGGGCCAGCTTAGGTAGTCCATTCATCACGCCCCCCACTCATACATAAAGCTCAATTTGACCCCCAATCTACGCCGTGAGTAGCCCTCATAACCGCCCCAATTAAAAATCCCTACACACTTTCGCAAATGGACCTATAATGAATATAACTTGTCCACACGTGCACACATATGAACAATCAAGTAGATAAAATTACGGACCCTGATTTCGCACACAAGTCGATCTTATCTCGCGGGCAACTGCAGATGATTGAGGAAGACCCTGCGAAGATGGAAACCCTCGCCCGTCTTATGGGAGCTGTCAACCTGGATAACCTGTTTCGCCACATGCAGAACTCCACAGTAAACCCAGCCACGAGAATTGAGTTTCAAAAGCTCCTGAACAAGATGGGTAAGTTGGAGCCAGACAGTAAAAACGACAGTGGCTCAGGCCAGCAGGTCGTCATCAACATAACCAGGGCTAAAGACAATAACGATGGCATTGTTATCGAGGGATCTAGTTCTCCATGACAGCGACCAACGCAGTAACCCGACCATCGCATGAGATAAATTTCGAGGTTATAGCCTCCTTAGACGCGTTCTTCTACTCCGAGAAGTTCATTTCATTGGCAGTGGGGCCTGTTGGATCAACGAAAACGACAGCGGGTATTATGAAAATACTGCACCACGCCGCAGTTATGGCACCGTGCAACGATGGGGTGCGCAGGTCGAGGGCCATTTGGGTTCGTAATACTCGAGAGCAGCTGCGGGATACGTCTATACCCGATTTCATGAAGTGGATACCTGACGGTATAATGGGGGCGTTCCTCAAAACCGAGTACAAATTCACTATAAAAGTTGGAGATATAGAGTGCGAGGTCCTGTTCCGTGGACTGGACGATGCGAATGACGTTCGGCGACTGCTCTCGCTGCAGGCAAGCTTCTTTATATTCGACGAGTTCAGAGAGATACACCCCGACATATTTAACGCTGCGCAGGGGCGGTTGGGGCGGTACCCCGATAAAATGATGAACACAGTGGGGTGTAAAACAGATGACGGGAGACCTAACGCGCACCTGTGGGGGATGACAAACCCCCCGGACCAGGATACGTTTTGGGAGGATATACTTTCTGAGCCTCCTGATAACTGTCATGTAACGATACAACCCTCGGGGTTGGCGCCTGAGGCCGACTGGACACAATATTTACCGGATGATTACTACGATAACCTGGCTCAGGGGAAAACTGAAGACTGGATAGCCGTGTACATACACGCGCAGTTCGGGAAGTCATTAAGTGGGCAGCCAGTATTTCGTTCGTTTGACAGGCCTAACCACGTGGGGAAGCATGAGATAACCCCGATGGCGAGTACTGCTCCGCTGTTAATAGGGATAGATGCCGGGTTGACGCCCGCTGCGGTTATAGGGCAGTTGACACATGATGGGCGATTAGTGATATATGATGCCCTGGTGTCTGAAGAGATGGGGGCGTTGAGGTTTGTGCGGGAGAAGTTGAAGCCATTGTTGTCGAACAAGTACCCTGGGAGGCGGACACTAGTAATAATTGACCCGGCGGCGTTCCAGAGAGTGCAGACTGATGAGCGTACGGTAGCTGACATATACAAAGCTGAGGGATTTTCGGTTAAACCTGCACGGACGAACTCAGTGGCGGCTCGTATAGCGGCGGTAGAGAAATTCCTTACAAGAATAGTTGATGGGAAATATAGTCTGATTCTGGACCCAAGCTCTGCGTTACCTCTTATTCAGGCGTTGGCGGGGAAATATAGGTACAAAATAAACACAAAAGGAGTTAAGGACGAAAAACCCGAGAAATCGCACCCATGGTCTGATATAGCGGATGCATTTCAGTACATTTGCCTGCATGCGGATGGGGGAGAGGTGTTCGGGAGGGCGTTGAACGGGGGAGATAGGAGAGAAATTAAAAAAATATCGTCCGGGGGCTGGACATAGCGACAAATTTAGTGTATACCTAGCACCCAGCTAGGTATTTTTTATAGGAAAGTAACGAATTTATGAATTTTGGACCTGCACTCATTCCCGTAGCTCGAGCATCTGACCTAGAAGCGGAGGCAAAAAGGGCCTCTGATACCAAACAGCAAGATCCTCTCACGCAAGGACTAGCGTCTCACACCCGTAGAAGGTGGGAGATTATGCGCGATCATAAAAAGCAGGACATCGAAGGGCGGTTAACTGAAACTGCGCGCGCGAGAAACATGGAGTACACCCCAGCTAAAATAGCTGAAATAAAATCCCAGGGTGGGTCCGAGATATTTATGGGCGTGGTTAGTACGAAGTGTCGTACGGCAACTGCGTGGTTAAGGGATACTCTACTTGGCACCGGGAGCGATAAGCCCTGGTCTATCTCAGCAACTCCTGTTCCAGAAGTTTCCCCAGACATACTAGATCGGTTGCAGATGGTAATGCAGCAGAACTTACAGCAGTATTACGCCGAAGGCGGTCCGGATATAAACCCGCTGGAGCTGAATCAGCTTGCGTCCGGGATGAAAGATACAGCCATGCGGGAGATGAAGCACGAAGCAGAGAAGCGTGTGGATCGTATGGAGAAGAAAATGGAGGACCAGCTCCTAGAGGGCGGGTTCGTCAAAGCGTTGTTTGAATTTACTAACGATGTGGCTACGTACCCATACGCGGTACTTAAGGGGCCGGTACCTAGGAAAAGGAAAACTCTGACCTGGGCTGAAGGTGGGTTAGTTCCTACTGAAGTAGTTCGTGACGAGTGGGAGAGAGTAGACCCATATAAATTCTACTGGGCTCCGTGGGGGGACGACCTCCAGAGCATGCCTGTGATAGAGGTTCACCACTTAACCAGAGAAGACGTCGAGGCTATGATAGGCGTCGAAGGCTACGACGAAGACGCAGTTCGGTCGTTGTTAGCGGATTTTGGGGTTGGGGGGTTTAACTGGTTAGACAGAGATGACTCCGAGCTAGAGAACCTGGAAGGTAAAGATTTTGACGATGCCAGCTCTGATCTTGTGGCAGCTATACAACTATGGGACAGTATCCCAGGTAAGCTGTTAATAGAGTGGGGGTTGAACGAAGAAGAGATACAAGATCCACAGCTGTCGTATTGCTGCGAAGTGTGGATGGTTAATAACACGATCATAAAAGCTGTACTGAACTATGACCAACTAGGGCGAAAGCCTTATTACGTCACGTCGTTCGAGAAGGTCCCCGGGAGAGTCGACGGTAACGGTGTCGCGGACCTGTGTATGGACGCTCAGAATATGTGTAATGCGGCGGCCCGATCTCTGTCAAACAATATGGGGATTAGTTCCGGACCTCAGGTCGGTGTAAACATAAGCCGTTTACCGGCAGGGGAAGACATCACACAGATGTATCCCTGGAAAATATGGCAGTTTCAGCAGTCTGACTACGGAGATGCTTCGCCGCCGTTGAACTTTTTTCAGCCTAATTCAAACGCACAAGAGCTTATGGCTGTGTTTGACAGGTTTATGGATATTGCGGACGAAGTTACAGGAATTCCGAAGTATATGACAGGGCAGCATGTTCCAGGCGCGGGGAGAACGTCTTCCGGGCTGTCTATGTTAATGTCTAACGCTGGGAAAAGTATAAAACAAGTAATTGGAAACATCGACCATGATGTGCTTCAGCCTATGCTGGAAAGGCAGTACCACAGGAACTTACGTTACAGTAATGACCCGGATCTAGTAGGTGACATAAACATTGTAGCTAAGGGCGCTACGTCCTTAGTTGTGAAAGAGGCTGAATCTGTCAGGAAAACAGAGTTCTTACGCCTCGTACTGGAAAGTCCGGTAGCTCAACAGATAGTAGGTTTGCCGGGTACAGCGGAGTTACTACGCGACTTAGCAGGTAATTTGAATACAAACATTGATAGGTTAGTTCCTTCCCGGGAAGACGTCCAAAAGCAGCA